GCTAGTGTTCAGTTCACTGGTATTACATCAGTAGGATTTACGGATCTAATTATTGATGAAGATGATATTAACCAAAACCAGTTACCTAGAGGCGGCATCATCATTTCTGTTGCATCTACTCCTGGACTTGGATATGCTCCGTTTGAGGGTGCATCTGTAAGATTGGAAGTTGGAACTGGCGGAACAATCACGAATATCATCGGAGTTTCGACTGCAGGACCGTCCGTAAATGTCACCGAGGCATTCTACGACAATAAGACTGGTATCATGACAGTCACAACTGCTACACCACACGGTCTTCTTTTGGAAGATCAGGTTAAGTTAGTTGGTCTGGCATTCACCTGCCCTGGATATGGTGCAACATACAGTGTCTATGACTTCCAATATGATGAATCTACTGGTATTGCTACCGTATTTACTGTTGGTGATCATGGATTGACTGCTGGCGATGATGTCAAATTAGCATATATTGGATTCAGTTGCACTGCTCCTCACGCTGGTGTAACTACTACTATCTTCCCAGATGGAACTCAAGGATATTTCTATCCTGTAAATTCCGTTGGAACTACTACATCCTTTGTCACTAATGTTGGTATTTCCACTATCGCTCATACCTATGCAGGTGGTGGTCAAGTTCAAACTGGTATCACTACCAATATCTTCCCAGATCATGATGACCCGTTTGCTGTTATTGGTTTCATTTCAGCAACTCAATTTAAGACTAATGTTGGACCTTCGACATTTGGACACACTTATGTAAGTGGCGGTACTGCTGCCCAGTGGCACCCCCTTACCTTTGGTTCTGGATACAGAACTGGTATTGGCACCATTGGCATCGCTGTAACCTCTTCTACAGGCACTGGAGCGACGATTACCGCCGTTGTTGGCGCTGGTGGATCTCTGGTATTCTCTGTTGTTGGTCCTGGCACCAATTATACTGCCGATGATCTTATTCTTCCCCCCGAACCAAATGGAGAAAACCTCAATATTATCGGTCTGTCCAGAATTGGTCTTGGCGCAACTACGGTAACAGGTGTTGGATGCTCTATTTCTGTTGAAATTGCTGGTGTCTCTACTGCTACTGGAATTGGATCTACTTATTATGAAGTTGCTAAGTGGGAGTTCTCTAAGAAAGGTTATGGATTCAAGCGCGGAGATATATTTACTGTTGCTGGACTTTCCACCGATCCCGCAGCAGGGGACAACTTCAAAGACTTTGAAATCGAAGTCATTGATGTATTCACGGACCAAGTAGCAGCATGGCAGTTTGGTAATATTGACTATCTTGATAATATCAAGAGATATCAAAATGGTGATCAAAAGAGATTTATTCTTGAGTATCAAAGATCTATCGTCAGTTTTGAAATTGATAGAAATGATGCTGATTCTAAGGAAATTGATCTTTCTGCAGTTCTTCTTATTTTCATTAACGGAGTAATTCAGCAACCTGGAGTGAACTATTCGTTCACTGGCGGTTCTGTTCTTGAATTTACTACTGCACCTACTCCAGAAGATAATGTTGTTATCTTCTTCTACAGAGGAACAATTGGACAGGATAGTTTCTTGTTTGATGTTAATGAGGTAATTAAGGTTGGTGATGAGGTTAAACTTGAAAAGAGTGCTGAGGTTGAACTTAATACAGTAACTCAGACAGTCGATAACTTTGCTCAAGATGAAAATAGAATTGTCAAGAGAATTGACAGTGCTGTTACTGTAGAAACACCGTTCTATCAAGGAGTAGGCATTAGTAATGATAACTACAAACCCCTTACTTGGATTAAACAGAAGAAAGATATTCTGATTGATGGTTCTGTTGTTAGTAAGGCAAGAGACTCTATTGAAGCTCAAATTAGTCCTATTGCTAGCGTAATCGGTGTCGTTAGTACAACTGATGCGTTCCTCTTTGTTGATTCTGTTGCTCTGTTTAAAGACACTGATGATAGTTTGACGGAGAACTTCAACCTTGCATTTATTGCAGAAGTTGGATTTGGAACTACTGCTGTTTCTGGTATCAACTACGAGGATATGACTGGCATTAATCCTTTGGTTGCCAATGTCCAAGGTTATATTGGTGTTGTCACTGGTATTAGCACATGTCCTGGTATCGGAACCGACCTTGCTCTCTTAATTCAATTTGATGTTCAAGAATATGTAAATGATGGAAATGATCCCACTGGACTTGGAACTAACTATCCATTCAGACTTTATGGGACTGGAATTAACACTGCAGGTATTGCGATAACATCAATCGATACTCATGATAGTGATGTTGTTGGTACTAGCACATATTATGGTGATGGCATTTACTATGCTTCTGCAATTTCTTTCGTAACTGGATCTGGAAGTCGTCTTGGAATCATCACTGCAAATATTGCTTCCTACACTGACACTACTGGGTTTGTTGGGGTTGGATCTACTGCTTTCCCATACGCTTACTTTAGCTGGGGTAGATTTGGTGAAGTTGATCGTGCCGCGAATGCAGTCTATGCAAATGTCAAGGGATTGAATTATGATCCACAATTGTCACAATATCCCATTGTACAAAGAAGGGGTGTTGGATTAAGAGGGACTGGGGGTCTCCCGAAACGATTATAAATACAAAAAAGTTAGACCTTTCGCCCGCTCATAATAATGGCAGCCATTATCACCGATCAATTTAGGGTCATTAACGCAAATAATTTTGTAGACTCCGTAATTGATGGATCTAATTCATATTATACATTTTTAGGTCTTGCTAATCCGACTATTGCGGGTTACGGAAGAACTAGCACTTGGAACAGCACAACTGTCCAACCCCCTTCTCCTATTGATAATATTAGTTATATTAATCATGTATATGACACGATGCTTTTTGGGCGAAAGGTATTGCCTGGCGATGTTAGGAGATTGATCCGTAAAGTCCAGTGGACAAAAGGTACATCTTATGATATGTACCGTCATGATTATAATACTAACAACAGATCTCTAGTCTCAAACTCTAGTAGACTGTATTCTGCAAATTATTATGTAATTAACCAAGACTTTAGGGTTTATATTTGCATTGATAATGGTTCTGCGGGTATCACATCGACAGCAAGCGCGTCTCTCGATGAACCAACATTTACTGATCTGGAACCATCCGCTGCTGGGACGAGTGGTGACGGCTATCTATGGAAATACCTCTTTACTGTTCCTCCCGCCGACATTGTTAAATTCGACTCAACAGAGTACATAGCAGTTCCTAACGAGTGGCAAACCTCTACTGAAAATGAGATCAAGGTCGTTAGAGACAATGGTGATTCTGAAGTCAATAATAACCAAATTAAAGTTGTTTCTATTGATGAACAGGGAGAGGGATATGCATTCCTGTCTACTCCAGTAGAAGTAGACATTTTGGGTGATGGAACTGGAGGTAAAGTAAGAGTCCAAACAAACACTAACGGTCAGATTATTTCTGCAACTGTTACTGCTGGTGGACAAGGATATAGTTTTGGAAGAGTTGATCTTTCTTCTATCAATGCATCTGCTACTAAGTTTGCAAAACTAACTCCGATTATTCCTCCCTCTAGAGGGCATGGTTATGATCTCTACAAAGAACTCGGAACCGATAAGGTTCTAATTTATTCTAGATTTGATAATTCTTCTTACGACTTTGCTTCGGATACTACATTTGCCCAAATTGGGGTTATCAAGAATCCAATTGCTGCTGGATCTGGATCTACTGCTGTCCTGAATACATCCGAATTCTCCAATACTAAAGCAATTAAGTTCACTGGAAGTTCTGCTCAACCATTACCGATTGGTGCAAAGATTCAACAAACTATCACTGGAATTGGAACTGCAAAGGGATATGTTGCTTCTTACGATATATCTACTCAGGTAATCAAGTATTTCCAAGATAGAAACTTGTATGTCAATCAAGTTTTCTATGATGCGACTGACAGTATTGGAGTCAGTGGAGATGCAGCAGTTATAGATTTCTCTTCTTCTGGAAATGCTGTTACTGCTGACGGTGGATTTAGCGTGAACATTGATTCTGGATTCTCTGGAATTTCAACAACCACGCCTTCTGGTAAAGTTGTTGATCTAGGTGTACAGTTTACTGGTGGTCTTGCTCCATCCGAAATAAATAAAAGGACTGGTGAGATCATTTATCTTGATAATAGACCCTCTATTGCAAGAAATGAGCGTCAAAAAGAAGACATCAAAATCGTTTTAGAATTCTAAGAAGATGCCACAACAGACTAACCTCAATGTAAGTCCATACTATGACGATTTTGACCCCGAAAAGGGTTATCATCGCGTTCTGTTTAAACCAGGATTTCCTGTTCAGGCAAGAGAACTTTCTACTTTACAATCTATCCTGCAAAATCAGGTAGAAACATTTGGTAGTCACATCTTCAAAGAAGGATCCATTGTCATTCCTGGATCCGTTACTTTTGATGGACAATACTATGCTGTCCAAGTAAACCCAACACACCTTGGTATTGATATCGGGGTCTATGCTCAACAAGTCGTTGGCAAAGTAATTAAAGGTCAGACATCTGGGGTTACTGCAAAGGTAATCAATTATATTAGTGCTACTGAGTCTGATAACGACTACGACACTTTCTTTGTAAAATATATTAAGTCTTCTTCATCTGGAGATTTTAATTTCTTCAGTGATAGTGAAGTTTTGGTTGCTGAGGAAGCATTTAGTTTTGGTGGAACAACCATCAATGTGGGTGGAACATTCGCATCTACGATTGAATTAAATGCTTGTAGTATCGGATCTGCAGCGTCTGTTGATGATGGTGTATATTTTGTCAGGGGAAATTTTGTTAGAGTAAAGAAACAAACAATTATCTTAGATCAATATAATTCTCAACCATCCTATCGTGTTGGTTTGAAAATTGTAGAAAGTGCAATTAGTGCTAAAGCAGATAATACACTTTACGACAACGCAAAAGGATTTTCTAACTTTGCTGCTCCTGGAGCAGATAGACTTCAAATCAAATTAGTCCTTGCTAAGAAGTCTACTGATGATTTTGAGGATACTGATTTTGTAGAGGTCCTCAGAGTTGATAATGGAACAATTCTTTCCATTAAAAAGGATACAGAGTATTCTAGAATTAGAGATTATATCGCATCTAGAACTTATGACGAATCTGGAAACTATGCGGTAGAAAAGTTTCTTGTCAATGTCGGAGAGTCTCTGAATGATAGACAGGGAAACAATGGTTCTTATTATTCGGATCAAACAACATTTGATGGAAATACTCCTAGCGATGATCTAGCAGTATTGAAAATTAGTGCAGGTAAAGCATATATCTATGGTTATGATGTATCTACCGATGGACCAACAACTCTTGACCTTGTAAAACCAAGAGAGACTCAAAAGGTAGAAAACAAAGCGTTCCCATTTGAAATGGGAAATAAGTTTGTTGTTAATAATGTCGTCGGTCTTTCCACATTTACAAATAGAATTGATCTTTACAGTGGTCCCTACAGCGGTGCTAGTGCAGTTGCAGCTGGATCTAGTGTAAAGATTGGAGATGCCAAGGTATATACACTTGGATTAAGAGATGCTGAATATGAAAATGCATCTACAGAATTTAACATGTATCTGTATGATGTTCAAACATACACTACACTTACACTAAACGACAATGTTAGTTCCACTGAGCTAATTGAATCGGCATATGTTGTTGGTAAGGAGAGCGGTGCTAGTGGATATGCAGCAGCTGCTGGTGCAGGAACAAGCACTATTAATATCACTCAAACATCTGGAACTTTCAGATTAGGTGAGCAACTTTTAATCAATGGGGTAGAGGAACTACCCAGGTCTGTTGAAAATATCAAAAC